TTCAAAGATTATCACCTTCTTGGATACGATCTGTACGGATAAAATTCAACCGTATATTGACCAAGGTTATAAAAATCTTCATTCGTATGTAAATGCTTTTGAGCAGAAAATGTTCATGGAGCGAGAAGTAATTGCTGATAAGGGTATCTGGACAGCAAAGAAAAGATATATTCTTAATGTTTATAATAATGAGGGAGTATCTTACAAAGAACCAAAGTTAAAGATAATGGGACTTGAAAGTGTAAGAAGTTCAACGCCAGAATGGTGTCGGGATAACTTACAATCATTGATTAGAACTATTATTACTACAGATGAAAAAACAGTAATAAATTGTATTGATGATTATCGTAATGTGTTTAAAAAATTAAGTTTTACAGATATATCATTTCCGAGATCAGTTCGTGGTCTTGATAAGTATAAATCTTCAAAAGATATCTATGTTAAAGCTACGCCAATTCATGTAAGAGGTGTTTTGCTTTATAATCATTTTTTAAAAGAACAAAAACTTACAAATAAATATGAATTAATTCGTGATGGAGATAAGATTAAATTTGCTTATCTCAAAGAGCCAAATAGAATTGGTGAGAATGTAATTGCAGTTTTATCCGTTTTACCAAAAGAATTTAATTTAGAAAAATATATAGATTATGATACACAATTTGATAAATCATTTCTTCAACCAGTTAAGAATATTTTAAATGCTATTGGATGGAAAAGTGAAAATACTGGAAGTTTAGAATCGTTTTTTTGAGGAGGTAGATAATGGCAGTTAAAGATTTTATTAAACAATTAATCAAGGAGTCACAAAATGATATGGCGTCGGTTGTATCCAGCGGTATTGTTGGGGATTGTAGCACTTTTGTGGATACTGGATCTTATTCCTTAAATGCATTGACATCTGGTTCGATGTATGGTGGTGTTCCGTCAAATAAAATTACTTGTTTTGCTGGTTCTGAAGCTGTCGGTAAAACTTTTATCACATTAAGTATTGCAAAGAATTTTCTTGAACAAGATAAAGATAATCTTGTAATTTATTTTGAGAGTGAAGGTGCTTTAACACAAGATATGATTTCTGAACGAGGTTTAGATACAGATCGGATTGGATTGTTTCCGGTAAGTACGGTCGAGGAGTTTAGAACCCAATGCGTTCGTATCATTGAGAATAGTAGTAAGAATAATGGTAAGATGATGATATTTTTAGATTCATTAGGTAATCTTTCTACTATGAAAGAAATGGGTGATGTTGCGGGTGGTTCCGATAAACGCGATATGACAAGAGCACCAATGATTCGTGGAACATTTCGTACACTTGCCTTGATGTTAGCAAAACATAATATTCCCTTGATAATTACTAATCACACTTATGATGCTATTGGTAGTATGTTTCCAAAGAAAGAAATTTCTGGTGGAGGTGGAATCAAGTATGCCGCATCAACTATTGTTACATTGGGTAAACGAAAACATAAAGATGGAACTGATGTTATTGGTAATATCATCAAAGCAAAATTAGTCAAGGGTAGAATGACTAAAGAAGAATCAGTTGTTGAAATGATGTTGGATTATCAAAAGGGTTTAGATAAGTATTACGGTTTAGTACCGATTGCAGAAAAGTATGGTATCTTTAAAAAAGTATCGACTAGATTTGAAACACCATCTGGAAAAGCATTTGAGAAAACTATTATTAATGATCCAGAAAAGTATTTTACTGATGATGTTATGAAACAACTTGAGAAAGCTGTATTTAAGGAGTTTAATTATGGTAGTAAATCAGAGCAACCAGAAGACGTTTAATGCGTGGATAACATATCAAGCATTATATGCACACTTTACTAAAAGTCGAAAAGGAGGATATGATTATTTTAAGTATAATGGAAAGTTAAATATGAATGAAGCTTCTATGGAAAAGCAATTTGCTAAATTGGCTGGTAAAGGAGGGGGATGGTCAGTACATAGAGCAATGTTTAATAAACTTGGTACAACATTTGAAAATAAAGAGGATTTGTTATTTTTCTATCTTTCGCAATTTACAAATGATATAACATATCCAGATAGATTTGATAGTGATTTGTATGAGGAATATAAAGAACGAATGAATAATTTCCATTTTCACTTAAAACGTGATACAGAGGAAATTGTGAAGTATATGGAGGAGTATGATAAAACATTTGATGAGTTGTTTCAATCAAAGGGAATTAACCATCCACCTATAATGAAACTTGGTTTATCAAAAACTATATCATTAGAAACATTTACTACACTTGATATTATGTTAGATTTTCTTACACCTTTCGAGAAAAAATTGATTGATCCAGCTTCTAAAGATTTTATTAAATTAGTAAGAAATTATAAACCATTTTTATCTATTAGTGTTGAAAAAGAAAAGAAGATTATAATGGATGTTTTGACAAAAGGATAATATGAGAACAGAAAGTTTAATATTAGAAAATTTGATACATAGTGATAATTATTCAAGTCTTATTGGTATTTTCTTAAAAGCAGAATATTTTAGAGCTCATCCTGAAAAGATTATATTTTCAGAGATACAAAAACATATTTCTGAATATAGTAAACCACCTACAGTAGAATCATTATCTGTAAAGTTGTCAAATAGGGATGATCTAAATGAAGCAGTTTATAATAATTGTATTGAACTTCTAAAGACATATAAGAAAAAAACAGATGATGAAGAATGGTTGATTCAAGAAACAGAGAAATGGGCAAAAGACCAAGCTGTATATAATGGTATAGTTGATAGTATTTCTATCTTGGAAGGTAAAGATAAAAAAACTTCTAAAGATGCTATTCCAGAAATTCTTACAGAAGCACTTGCTATTTCATTAGACCAAAGTGTGGGTCATAGTTATATGGATAATGGTGATGATCGTTGGGAATTTTATCATAAGAAAGAATCAAAAATTCCATTTGATATGACTATGTTGGATAAGATTACTAATGGAGGAATATCACCAAAAACACTTACAGTATTACTTGGTGGAACTGGTGTTGGTAAGACATTAGTGAAAACACATTTAGCTTGTCAATATATGAGACAAGGATTAGATGTTTTATACATTACAATGGAAATGGCAGAAGAAAGAATAGCAGAAAGAATTGATGCTAATTTGATGGATATTGATCTTGGTCAATTACATATAATTCCAAAAGACAGTTTTCAAAAGAAGTTAAATAAATTAAATGTTGGTAAATTAGTTGTCAAAGAATATCCAACAGCAGGAGCTCATGTTGGAAACTTTCGTGCGTTAATCAGAGAGTTGAAAATCAAAAAAGATTTTACACCTCAAGTTATTATTTTAGATTATTTAAATATTTGTGCGTCAAGTAGAGTCAAGTGGGCTGCAAATATGAATACCTATATTTACATTAAGTCTATTGCAGAAGAAATTAGAGGATTGGCAGTAGAGTGTAATGTTCCTATTATTACAAGTTCTCAATTGAATAGGGAAGGGTATTCAAGTTCTGATCCTGATTTGACTAATACATCAGAAAGTTTTGGTCTTCCAGCAACAGCAGACTTGATGTTAGCAATTATGGCAAAGGATGGTGATCCTGGAAGTAAAAACCAAATATTATTTAAACAGTTGAAGAATCGTTATGCTGATTTGAGTATGAATAGTAAGTTCTTGGTCAATGTTATTAAGAAACGAATGAAACTTGAAGATATTGAAGAAGATAAACAACCTGTATTGGCTAATGATGGTAGTAATAAGTTTTATGAAAAAAAGACTGAAGCTAATACTAAATCTAACCCATTTGTATTGAAGATGAAACCAGAACGCAGAAAAGTGGATAACTGGAATATATAAATATATAATAAAATGGAGGCGGAGAAAATATGAAAAAACTGATTGTTTTACTTATTGTATTATTTACTACTAATGCCTATGCAAACATTAGGACATTTGGTAATCTCCCTGAAGCCGTCCCTACAACTAATGGAGAAGCAATCTTCCAAGATATGAAATGTGTTATGTGTCACGGTTTTACCGGGGATGGTGACGGGTTACTATCAAAAGGTCTTGACCCAAAACCCCGCAACTTTAATTCCTGGGATCAGATGCTCACTAAAACAGATATAGAGCTTTATGATTCTATAAAGAATGGAGTAGAAGGTTCCGCGATGCCAGCTTTTAGTTACCTAACAGATGGTCAAATAGAAGACCTAATAGGATATGTCCGTTCATTCTTATACGATGCACATAAGGTAATCACACTATGTGCCAACCAAGATCACTTCATTATAACAGACGCCCAATGGGTAGAAACAAACATCAACGAAGATTGGCAAGAATCCAAGAACGGTTTCTTGTCCTTTGAGAACATAACCGGAGGTATACTTGTTAAAGTTGATCCTGTAAAGACAATGAAACACCTGAGAAAGATCAATAAGAAGTTAGTGAGAGAGTATATTCTGATAAAAGAATCGGATGGACATAGGGTACTAGTTGCCCTAAGAATATCAAATTGTTTGAAAGGGATGTAAATGCATGAATATAAAATTAAGATACGAAGATTCGTAGATGGCGATACTATAGATGTGGATATTGATCTGGGCTTTAGTATAATTCTTTCTAAACAGAGAATTCGACTCTATGGTATCGACACCCCCGAATCCCGTACAAGAGATACAGAAGAAAAGTTTTATGGTAAATTAGCCACCAGTTTTCTCAAAGACCAATGCAAGAAAGGTTCATGTATTACTTTAAGAACTTACTTGGATAAGAAGGGAAAGTATGGGAGAATTCTCGGAGAAATTATAATTGATGGGGTAAATGTTAATCAACTGATGGTCGAAGAACATATGGCAGTTGAGTACTATGGGCAATCTAAAATAGATATCCATAAGGGACATATGTTTAATCGTCAAGAGCTGAATAGAGCTGGTATCAATTATTCTTAACTTTTTCCTTGTATTGGCCGGTTCGTTATGTTATTATTCTTATGTCGGTTCGGTTTTAAGTCTTTATATTCTTTATTAACTTTAGTTTATATAGTATCCATATTGATACCCAAGTTAAATCAATCTCCCAAAGCTTTAAACCATGTTTAGCTTTCTTTGCATATTTATGATGATTATTATGCCATCCTTCACCAAAGCTTAATATTGCACTCCACCAACAGTTTGTGGATAAATCATCTTTTATTTCAAAGTTTTTATATCCCCATTTATGACAAGCACTATTGACTAACCAAGTTACATGATATACCAATACTAATCGTACAAAGATTCCCCATACTACCCAAGAGATACCGCCTATTAAATAGAATAGAATTCCTAAAGCTGCTTGAATGTGGATAAAATATTTCTCTAAGAATTGATAAAAGTTATCATCGTAAATATCTTTAGTATATGATTTTATTGATTCGGGGCTATCTGTTTTATCTTTATGGTAAAGCATCCATCCGATGTGTGACCACCAAAACCCACGACTGGCATTATGTGGGTCATCATCTTTATCTGAAAATCGGTGATGCATCCTGTGATGAGCTACCCATTTGATCGGGCCATTTTGACATGCCAGAGTACCAAAGAACACAATAAGATAATCTAGCCATTTCGGCATAGACATTCCCTTATGTGTTAAATATCTATGATATCCAAAACATATTCCAATAGAGGCTGTTAACCAATACATTATTAACATTAATGACACAGCACACCATTCAAATGTAGCAGGATGCAGAGCTGATAAAGCACCAAGATGCAGAAAAATGAAGAATCCTATGACTGTTTTGTTGAGTTCCATTATATACTCCTTCGTGAAAAGTTCCATTGTAAAAGTGTTATAAATACTTATACAAGATATTATATCTTGTTTTTGAATATATGGTGTAGATGATATTAGTATTATCTCACGATTAACTTTTATCATCTACACCTCCTCAAATTGGAGAAATAACATGGAAAAGGAAAAAATTCAAGAAGCAATGATATGGTATAAGAGAAAACTAGCCATGTCAGAAGATATAAATATAGAAGATATCACAGATGAAGATATCGAAACCGTGGAAATACTTACAGAGAAATATAAATGAGTAACCTTTCAGAAACACAACCAGATAATTTAAATCAACTTAATGTAGTTGGATTTGAAATTAATTTTTCTCGTCTTCCTGCTACAACTTATTTTTGTCAACGTATTAATGTACCTTCTGTTACGCTTGGTGAAACATACCAAGCAAATCCATTTATGAATACACCTCTTGAAG